TCATTTTTTCAAGAATTAGATTTTAAAATCATTTGACCCGAAATTTAAGCAATATATTACTGTGATATGTAGCAGTTTAAAGGAATGATGTAAATTTTTTACGCACACTTTTATTAAAAAAGTTTGTAAAATGCTTGTTTTATTAAATAGAGTTCGTAAATTGCAGCATATTACAGTGATATGTTTTTTGAATTTATGAAAATAATTGGCCCCTGCCAGACAAAGCCGCAAAGTCAGGCAGAGCCATCACCACCCGGAGTTGAAACAGCCTCCGGGTTTTGGTGGTAAAAAACAATAAGTTATGTGGTGGATTATAGGATATACAGCAGCTTTGGCGTTAATCTTTTGTTTTAACAAGGGTTCACGCCGAAAACCTTCTGAACTGCATTCGCGGGACCGCTATAAGGTAAACGACACCTGGCACATCTGCCCGCGGTGTGGTTCTTCAAACGTTACCCAGGAGGCTGATTACTGTTTTGATTGTAAATGGTGTGGTAGTTCAAATGGCTGAGTGGGTTGGAAAAGAAGCAATGAAATATTTTAACTGAATCATGACAAAAGGAAATAAAATAATACATCTGGAATTTAAGGATGGCGGGAATCATTACTTTGGATCCATTGCTGCAATGTGTGATGCGTTCGATGCAGCCTCCCTGGGGATATCGAAACAGGGGCTTTATGATTACGGTGTGACTCCTGAAAAGCCTTATGCGAATAAGATTTGCCGGATATCTGCCGGAAAACTGCGAAGGAAAAAAGGCGGGAGGAAGAACCCGAATGCAGTTTGTAAATGTGAATACCCTGTTGTTCGCGGTATTTACCCTGATGAGTATTGTGCAGTTTGTGATAAGAAAATACAATGAAATGAAGAATATCGGTAATGTAATCAACGCTTTTGTTGTCCTTGCGATTGTGTTCATTCTCATACGGATGGCAAGAGTCCAATCTGACACTCAGAATGATATAAAGGATCTGCATCGGCACATAGACAGTGTAATGGTTCACAGGTCAATGTTGGATTCAATGTATTGGAATCATCTTGAGGTGTGTAAGTTTGAATTAAAGGATGGGTTAGTGGCTGTTAAGAACTGATGGGAATTTAATTTTTAATAATATGGAAAGTTACACATTAAAAGAAAGTTATACAGTGAGTTGCCCTAAATGTGGAAATATCTTATATGTAGTTGGCAGGGAAATATGGACAGGTGATATTTTTTGCACTTGCCACAGGGTGAAAACTTCTACTCCTGTTTTAAATGAAGTCAAAAAACGCACGACGTAGGAGTGCGAATGAGGCTATAACGTGTTGCAGCTATGAGCAGGTTTGTGTTGCACCACGTTTCAAGTTACCAAAAACATATCCGCAAACTTGCTTATAGGTGCGGTTAGCGGTAGTAATTTGTTAATCATTAAATACTTAAATATATGGTAATCGGATTTAAAGAAAGGTTTATAAAACCAATTTTAGCAAAAACAAAGAAACATACTATTCGTGAAGATGCTCACAATAGATGGAAAGAAGGAGTGAAAATGCACATGGCAACAGGTGTAAGAACTAAAAAATACAATCAGTTTAACGAAGATACTTGCAAGTCAATCCAACAAATTGAAATAGAAAGGGTATCGGATTATTTGAACGAAACTATTGTAAAAATTGACGGAAGAAAATTAACAGAACCCGAAGTTCAACAATTAGCATGGAACGATGGATTTGATAACCTTGTTGATTTTTGGATGTGGTTTGCCGATGGATTTAAAGGCAAAATTATACACTGGACTGAACTGCGGTACTGATTATTATTATTACCGCTAACGGAATGGGTATATGGTTAGTGCGCCTATTCCAAAACTAAAATCAAATCCGATGCCAGCGAGCGGAAAAAATATCACAAATGCAGTTGAGTATTTTTTAGTGCTAGGAAATGAAAGTTTGAAATCGAATACAACTTACACTAAGAATATTATTACAACTTCTGTAAATTCAAATATGCCAAAAGAACATAAGGCAGTAATGAAAACAGATGTAGCTGAACATTTTATTAGCAAGTTTACGCAAGAAAATGACATTATTTTAGATTGCTTTTTTGGTTACGGAACTACTGGAATTGTAGCAAAAGAATTAAATCGTTTCTTTATAGGTATTGAAAAACAAAAATTATATTTTGATATGTCAGTTGAACGGTGTGGTTTGTAACATTGCCACTAACGGTTTGGCTATGTTTAGTAGCGGATTGACACGCAAAAACTAATCGAATGAGCAGAAATTTAATAAATAACAATAACCTAACGGAAAGCACGAACACCGCTATTACTTATAGCCTGTGTTATGCCCCGTTTTTAATCACGAAATATGAAAAATTGGACAGGAAATCAAAATAGCATTTATAAGACTTTAGGTGCAAGTAATCACACTGATAAAGACCGTGAGCAACACGACTATTATGCAACAGACCCAAAAGCAGCTGAATTACTTTTGGAATTAGAAACATTTGAAAATATACTTGAACCTTCTTGTGGTGAAGGGCATTTAAGTAAAGTGTTTTCTGATGCAGGAATAAACGTAACAAGTAGCGATTTAGTTGATAGAGGTTATGGAACTCAAAAAAGTTTTTTTTGATTATGAAGAGTGGAGTGGTGATATAATTACTAACCCACCTTACGGAGATGCCCTGAAATTTTGTAGGCACGCTTTGGACTGTGTGGATGATGGAAGTAAGGTAATAATGCTTATGGGAATACAGTTTCTTGAAGGGAAGAAGCGAAAACCGTTTTTACAGGCAACACCTCCCAAATATGTGTATGTGAGCAGTAGCCGACTGAGACTTGCAAAAGGTGGAGATTTTGAAAAGTACGATAAACCTTCCGCTAATTGCTATGCGTGGTATGTGTGGGAGAAGGGATGGAAAGGTGAAACTGTTGTTCGGTGGTTTAATTAAGCCTAACGGACGGTTACATGTTGTCGAAAGCCAACTACAACCGACCGAATCAACGCACTGCCGCCAATTGGCTTTTGCAATATGTAACATGTTACTAACTGGCGGATTTATCTTGCAAAAACGTTCATTAAATGCTGAAAATAAAAAAAAAACGAAGCGTGGGGATTTTTTTCTTCTTTTTGCTTGTTTATTAAAAATATGTGTGTATATTTGTAACATGAATGACACACCAAAGAATAACAGACGATTCCATTTATTTATAGAACAAAAATGGATTGACAGGCTAAAAAGAGAAATGAACTCTTACGGCTTTACTACTGTTTCTTCGTTTGTGAGATTCATAATTATAAAGTTCTTTGATAAAAATAAAAAGCAGTAGCGATAAGTGGGTTACTTCGCTATGGGAGCCGTGTGTCACTGGTTCGAGTCCAGTATCCCTTCCAATTAAAAACAACATGAAGGGATTAGCTCAGTTGGTAGAGCAACGATACAGATTCCTACTTAAACTTTCTCTGCTTTTTAATGATATTGCAAGTGGCGATGAATGAGTTACTTCGTTTTGTATATGAAAAAATACTTATTCAGTTTTTCCCTTGCAAAGATATTAGTGGTAGCGAAATGTGAGTTACTTCGACGGCTATCGAGAGGTCGCAGGTTCGAGTCCTGTCAAAACGGTGTATTCCGTTTTGTAGCTCAGTTGGTTAGAGCGCTAAAATTTCTCACGTTGATTTTCTCCACTAACTTATTTGCAAGGGTTACATAGCTTTTTTAGTTGTGTAACCCTTTTTTATTGAACTAATTTTTAAAATAATAGATATGTCAAGATTTAACACTACTTCCGAAGGCACTAAAACCGTAAATTTAGCAGGTGGACAAGCGTATAAGCAAACACCTGAATTAGAATTGGTTTCAATATTGCTCACTTCGTTTGCAAACGACCAGTTTTATCGTTCATCTTCCGATACATTTGATACTCTAAAACAATTGATTTCAATGTGTGATAAAGAGTTTGTTGCAAAAGCTGCAATTTATGTCAGGACTAAATTTGGAATGCGTTCTATTTCTCATGTGGTTGCTTCTGAATTGGCAAAACATATTGGAGGCAATAAATGGGCAAAAGATTTCTACGAATCAATTGTTTACAGACCTGATGATATGATGGAAATTCTTTCTTATCATAACTCAAAAAATGGTAAAATATCAAATGCGATAAAAAAAGGTTTTGCAAAAGCATTCGATAAATTTGACCGTTATCAATTGGCAAAATACAGAGGCGAAGGGAAAGGGTATAAACTGATTGACATTGTTAATTTAGTTCATCCAGTTCCAGTTGGAAAAAACTCTGATGCCATAAATGCACTTGTAAACGGCGAATTAAAATCGTTCGATACTTGGGAATCTGAATTAACACGTGCCGGACAAAATGCAACTTCTGAGGAAGAAAAAGCAGACCTTAAAAAGGATGTTTGGGTTAAACTTGTGAAAGAACGTAAGCTTGGATATTTCGCATTATTGCGCAATCTGAGAAACATTATTGAACAAGCACCTGAAGTTTTAACGGAATCTCTTGAAATGCTAACAAATGAATCAATGATAAAAAAATCTTTGGTTTTACCATTCCGATTTATTACAGCTTTTGATGAAATTCAGAAGTTGAATAACGGAAAGATTGTTCGTGAAACTTTAATTGCACTTAATAAAGCTGTTGATATTTCAATTGCAAACGTACCTAAATTTGACGGTGAAACATTGGTTGTTTTGGATGTTTCCGGTTCAATGTCTGGAAAACCTGCTGTAATTGGTTCTTTGTTTTCTTCTGTACTGGTAAAATCAAATAATGCTGATTTTATGGTATTTTCAGATAGAGCGCAATATAGAAACGTTAATCCGATGGATTCTACAATTACAATTGCAAATTCATTACGTTTTTCAATGGGCGGCACTAACTTTCAGGACATTTTCAGGGTTGCAAATAAAAAATATAACCGAGTTGTAATTCTTTCAGACATGCAGGGATGGATTGGTTATTATTCGCCAGTGGCTGAATTTAACAACTGGAAACGAGTTACCGGAGCAAATCCTTTTGTTTACTCATTTGACCTTAATTCATACGGTAATATGCAGTTTCCAGAACAAAACGTTTTTTGTTTAGCTGGATTCTCTGATAAGGTTTTTGACATTATGAAACTTTTAGAACAAGATAAAAACGCATTGGTAAATGAAATTCGCAAGGTTTCTTTTTCCTAATGGTTTTGAAAAAACCAACGTGCGGAGGGGCTTTTTTTTATTAAAATTATGAAAACATATGGCATATAAAGGATGGAGAAATTTAGAACGCAGTAAACCACCGATAAATGAGTTGGTGGAATTACAGCACATGATTATTGACATTGGAGCACCCGAACGTGAAGGATGGGTGAGTGTTGGTAGAATGAGAGAAAGTGGAATATTTAGTATAAAACAAAATGACATTAGAACCGTAGATTTTAGACCTCCAACACATTGGAGGGTG